CTGTAATTAAACCACCTACTCGAAAGGAAAAAAACCTCTCAAATCACTAAAGCCGCCGTAGGAGCGGCACCATTGTGCTCTTATGCGTGTGTCATCGCGGAAAACTATCTGATTACCGATAGCAATTTCTGTTGATGCCTTGTGAAGCCTTGCAAGGAGTACACCATGCGTAATACCGGAGAACTGTGTGGCATTCTCCAGCACCCAAGACCTATACCAGACGCCCTCATGGGCATCTGGTAACGGCGTTCCTATTTTCCTAAGTTTGCAAAAACACTTAGGAATTGCTCCAACAACCGCAAAACCGCCATCCCCTGAATTAATAGGGATTGGAGTTCTGTAATTATAAGGGCAATAGCGGACAAGCTTATCCCAAGTTTTATCTTGGGCATAGCTCGCACGCCAACGGTTCGCAATCTTATATAAATCAAGGATTGCATTGGGTAGGGTCTTTATAAAAAAGGGCTTAACATCAACAACTTGCAGACCGTCAAAATAGAAATAACCGCCGCATGATTCCCGGAAGGGAGCCTCTCGAGAGAAACTTTTCGTGGGGTTCACGCGGAAGCCAAAAGTTTGACTTAATCTGCAAAAACGCGGGAAGTATTTAACGGGGACTAATACATCATCTCCAAAACAAAAAACTTCTTCGTCTGAAGGGACGCAAATTCGAGCTAGTGACCTAAAAATAACAGTCTCTAACTCAAAAGTAAAACCGTTCCCCATCGAGCTAAACTTACTCAATGGGACTTCCGATCCATCTGCACACAAAACTTTATGTGTGCGGGCGGCATCCAACATCTTGAACCACACCTCGGGCAATAACAATCGCACGAGTTCAGTGGAAATCAAGTCACTCGCAGCTGAAAAATCTACAGTCGCATAGGAGAAATCCTGCGCGGTGCTGAGATTACGGGTCTGGGCTTCCTTTCGAAAGTCATAACCGTACCTTTGCGAAAGCCGCTTAGCAATAAGCGAACCAATACCTTTCTGGATGTACATATTTAATCCAGGTTCGATACAAATAGTCCGATATGTCTTTGCAGTTTTCGGGACAAAGTCAATTGCTGCTGCATTCACTTGCGTGAATTCCGGCTTCCACATGGGGAACGCAATATCCCATATAGAAGCTAGAGGCACTTGATGGCTATAAGCCATCAGGTCATACAAGCGTTTAGTAATACCGCATTCAGCGGAATATTTTGTCTCCCGTGATACATCCGAGCCTCTAAGGCTAGCTGTGCTTCCCGGTCCCCAGCTCGATTTTTTGAGCATATAATCAAAATCAAACTCCTTAAGAGTCCTCGCTATCTCTGACCTCCAAGATTGAATAATCTTGGACAGGTAGGGCTTATTAGGCCAGCGAATCTTCCGTAGAGCGCGATTAACGTGGGCGCAATGACGTTCAGTTTCTTGCCATTTTATAAAAGCAACAGACTTTTTGTCAACTCCCAGATCAAGCCATTCAGCTTTAGATAACAGGCTGACAGCTTGAAGATTTCTGCGAAAAACATCCGCAGACTGATTACCGATCTTAAGGACGTCCTCAATGCCAAGGGCGACTAGTTCGGAGTACTTCTTTTTCCGAAATAAATCTGCGCAATGTAATGCCAGAGGAGTTTCTAGCCCTTTATAAATCGAAAGGATTAACTTAGTAGAATCTCTACCAAGCTCAAACGCTTTGAAGGCATCTAAATAACCTTCTTCATCAGAATTGGAATCCACCATTCTGGTCCACCTTTCTTTGTAAATTCGCGTTACAACATCGTATCGCGGTTACGCAGAGTCACTGTTAAAGGTGACACCGACCCAGTACATAAATCACGTAAGAACGTGAGTATGTCGTTAACGACAGCGAGCGGCTGGTCATCCTGCACTGACACTTTTATGTGCGCAGTGTTAAAACGACCAGACGGTACGCGAACGCCTTCAACAAGCACTGGGATCGGGATTTTAAGGTGAACAGCTACCAAATGGCGAGTAGCTTGTGCGTTTGACTGTGTCACCGCCAAGTCAATAAGAGGGGCCAGATTCAATTGAGTCTCAATGTTAGTCGAGCGATATTGAATCAGACCATCCTTACGGGCTAAGCCTTTAAAGGTGTATGACACGGGAGTGGGCGCTGCGTTCTGCAGCGCGAAATCTTGTACAATTGACATTTCAGTATCCTAAAATGGAGGTTAAAAGAAAAGTTCAACGTCCTCTGCCACGATGCGGTTCCAAAGTTCTTGGAGGCGGCGTGCTAAGGAGTTGACGACCGAGAGCCAAGGCAGTAAATAGTTTTTCAATGCCAAGGTCAAGTGGTGGTTGGGGTGCCCAGAGAACAACTCCAGGCGACCCTTGACCGCGTGTGACAGATGTGTCTATACGGCCAGAAGATTTGTAACCTATACGGTAGTCTTCCCCAGTGACGATGTTATGCCACTCAGTCCGATTTACTGTGGTTACTTCTTTAACGCCAATGGAGTAGGACTTAATCGTCCGACCCACAAAAACGTCTAGATTGCTAATCACATTCCCAAAAGGAGCGAACCAATCAAGAATGAAAGAACCAGGAATTAAATTCCAAGCAATGTTGAGGGGGTTTGTTAAACCCGTCTCAGAGAGCAGTGCTGGTAGCGAAGCATCAACTACCACAACGCACTTGTGCCGAATTGACACTACAACTTCCTTAGAGACCGAGCAATGTGCTTGGCCGCCTGAGCTGCTGTAGACATCTGAAGCACGAGATGTGAATTGCTCTGACACCGAAACTCTATGGGTGAGGCGAGAAGTTAGCGTTTTTGCTAATTGCTTCCCGATACCCTCAGCGTCCATCAGTATGGGTTTCATCCCATACTTCCATGCAAGCCAGTTGTTATACACAGCTAACTCAGCTGCATACAATTCTCTGGCTCGGAGGCTGCCGGACGTCTCACGACGTCTCCGGCGTACCCTTCCCCTATGGTCCGTATAAGTTGGACCGACAGGAGGTCTGGGCTTCACTGGTTTGTGAATCTGACCAGTGACATAGCGATAGAACAGGATTGGATCCCGTTTTCTCACTGCCTCAAACATCCCAACAACGCGTCTGGCTAAGTTTGCCAGGGTCTCGATAGAGGCCTTGCGTTCCCCAATAAGTACGCCAACGTCAACCTGAATCTCTTTTATCTTGAGATTCATCTTGAGCTGAAGCCCAGGATGCGGGTTATAACCCAGCGCGTGGACCGTCGGTTCGCGACCTGCGATACCGAAGTCTCCACTCGGGTAACTGTTATCAATAGTTACCACAGCAGTGGACCCGTTACCAGTGACACGATAAGACTGCCGTGCGCCGTTAAGCGTATAGACAGAACGTGTATAATAAAAGGCATTGACCGGCAACTCGCCGAGTCGCTCCTTGATTTTAAAATCAGGAGTTGTCACGGAGACCTTGTTAATTGTGTCCTGATAGCTAAGTACACTACCAAGGGAACTTGACGAGGATCCGACAAATTTCCGTTCCGGAGATTGGTCGTACCAAGACACATTCTGTGTCACAACTGCCCTATTTTCGAAAACGAAATTGTTAGGCATAAAGTAGGCTCCATGCATGACTGCTTCTTCAAGCAGTTCCCTATACGGGATATAATAGAAGGTGACCTTTCGGTCTTCGAGTGACGCTTCTCTACGCATAATTGGCATAAAGATTCTGCAGTTCAAGAGTTTTATTGTCAAGAAAAGCATGAGGGGTG